ATTGAATATTCGAGTAAAATTCAAATAGATTCCTTTTGTCATCTTCGTCTTCAACCTTGTAGATCGATCTGTATTTCTTACCTCTAGCTTGGGTTTCAAATTCAATTGATTGTTTGGTATTCATTATATGCTTTGAATATTTTTTAATAATTTTTAAAGAAGAGAAGAATTGCAGGTATTTATTCAAAAATTTGATCTGATTAGAGTGTCACGTGTTGTCAAAGTTGAAAACAAAAACCCAAATTGAAAAACCCTGCTCTCCAGAATCAAAAGTGAAAATATTGTGGGGCCACTAAAATAGAACGTTGGGCTTCAACTTTGCTTGAGGTGACGGGGTTTTTGTCTGATTTTTATAATTTATGTGAAATGACAAGATGAGAAAATACTATAAATTGTTCAATTTTTTTCCAGAAAAAATAACAAAATAACAACAATTAAGAAAATGCAGTGTGTTGAAGAACAAAAACAATTTGATTTGGAGCAAGACACCAAAGAAGATGGAAAGCAAGAGACTGAAAAAGATGATTCTACAGATGATTCTACAGATGATCTAGATGAAATTGGTGGAAAAGGTCATAAATTGCTCAAACTTCATGAACATCTTGTAGCTCTATACAAATTTAGTGCATTTCAGAATGACATTTGTGTCAAAATGCAAAAAATTAAAGACGAGTATCAACTCGATAATAATAATATTAAATATATCAGAGATTCTTATAATGTTCAGACCGAGTTAATTGCCGAAATGTTGAAAATCGTCTCGAGATTTACCGAATTGGTAAAGGAAGAATTCAAGAGTGCACGTGAAGCCGTTTAGCTGTGAATAAACAATATTTTTTTAATTTTTGATAAAAACTTTTAATGAATATAACGAAAGTGAAATGTTTTTTTTGGTTTTTATTGTTACAACTAATAAATTATTTAAAAAAGTAAATTTTTATCTCGAAATTTTCCATAATCTAACTGTCTTGTCATATGATCCACTAGCCAGCATACCATTCCCATCAAAATCAACGCTGATTACAATCTGTTCGTGTCCTATCAGAGTCTTTATACACTGTCCAGTCTCTACATCCCATAATCTAACCGTCTTGTCATATGATCCGCTCGCTAGTAAACCATCTTCGTTAAATCTAACACACAGCACACCTCCTGTGTGTCCTGATAGAGTTTTTATATACTTGCCATTATTATCCCATATTTTTATATCAGTGTCCATTGACCCACTAGCTATCAGACCGTCTTTGGAGTCGTTTACGCAACATACAGTTGCATTGTGCGATTCTTTTACACAACTGCAAGCTACACCATTGATCTTTTTTATGTATACATTTCTACCACTTGCATTCATAATTGTACCGTAATCACCATTGATACTTGGTGCGTATTTTGTTATTTGAATAAACGACACGCTTGTATTTGAAGGCGTATACGGCATCTTTTCTGAGCAATCTTTATAGCACACGCAACATTTGGCTCTTACACATGTTGCGTGATATATATGACCACATATAATCAATCTCGATAGCGGTTTTTCAATGCCGTCTCCTAGTATGTCTTTACACTTTGGACATTTGTCTTTGTTTGGCAATTGCATCTTTTCCGTCACTCTGAAAGTGCTGGACGCGTTTTTTTCAGTAAGTCGGTTGTGATATTCCTTGTCAAAAGCAATTCTAATAAAATTGACATCCTCTACTTTTACAAAGTAATCAAGATATTGGGGCGTATGGTCTATATCATAGTCTATATCATAGTTTACAGAATCGTTAATAGACCAACATTTAATGTGTGTTGGGTCAGACTTTGAAGAAAAAGCAACGACACATGATGTATCATTTTCCGCTTCCATTTCAAAATGTATAGTAGAGACATCTTTTACAATCTTTGTTTCGGTAGAAGAAATATTTCTAATACAGAGTCCTGTATCGACGTTCCATATTTTGAGACAGGTTTGTGTGCCAGTACCCAACAATCCTCGCCCATCAAACTTTACACACTGGACCCAATCATCATGAAGAAATATGTTGGTACATTGAACATCAATCGACAAATTTTTCAATGATGAAAATGGACCATACAATTTTTTGATTGACACGAGTCTATTCCCTGTTTTGAAATGCGATTCTAAAAAAGAAGAGACAGATTAAAAAGTTGAAAATATATTTTCAAAAACAACAGACATTTTTTTATTTTTTTAACCAAACTTTGCCAAAAAGAGTTTCAATGTCTATTGGATAAGAATCTAATGAAAAACTCCTACCTTGAAAAACATAATTCTCATAACTAGACTCCAAGGTTTTCAAGAGACTTGCAGCTTTGTTTGTTTTTTCCTTGTGTAAAATCTCTTCTAGTTTTTTGTCGTCAATGCTTGGGTCATCAAACATGTTATTTAGATTTTTTATACGGCCGTTGAGCTCTTTCAGCTTGTCATTTTCAACACAAAATGTCGTAGATCTTTTAAGACATGTAGATTTCCACTTTTCAATTTCTTCAATAATGTTTTCAGAGTATTGTGCAACACTCAATGTAAGCTGTTCCCGTCTAATGTCAACCTGTCTAGTCATTTCTTGACAATATTCGTAAATAAACAATTCAGGGTCTTGAAGACGCGCTTCAAAGTCTTTAGCTTTTGCACTAATCTTTCCAACAGTCTTTTTGGTCTCTTCTAGCTTTACAATATTGATATTAAGTTTGTGAATGTTGCGGCTCAGCATTTCATTCAACATGATATTGGGAGGAAATCCGTCTGTAGGCAATTTGTGTACATTTAGACAAAGCTTGCACTTGGTGTCACAAATTTCTTTCACGTGAGATTTACAAACCGTTTCTCCACAAGGAAGACATATTGGTTCGACAATGATATTTTTGCATATTTTACATTTGAACAATTCATCCATGGTGTTGTAAAAACTTTATTGTATATTGTTTTTTGATACGTTCGTATGTTCTTATATGTCTTATCTTCAAAAACTAAATATAGAATTGAAACAAAAACCCAATTTCAAAAACCCTGCTCTCCAGAATCAAAAGCCAAAATATTATGGGGCCACTAAATTGGAACGATGGGGTTCAACTTTGCTTGAGGTGACGGGGGTTTTGTCTGATTTTTTAATTTATGCAAGAATTATAAATATTTTATTAAGAATTAATCAATAATTATACAATCATCATTAACATCATTAAAGTCTTGATTTTGTTGTGTATACATTTCGTACCATCTTCTTTTTGGTTTGAAATGAATTATTTCAACATGGTTGGTATTGTCTATTTCAAACGTCTTCTTGATTGTTTCGGCCTTGTTGACGCGATATACGATTGAAGATTTATGACAAGTTAAAAAATGTGACCTTATAATTGGATAATCATTATCACATGTAAACGAACACCAATTGCACTCAAACTTTTCGGGATTTTTAATGTGAAAGTAACTATGCCTGTTTAATCCATTTTGCGTAATAAACGTGTGTTGACATTCTGCACATTCAAAGTCTAAAAATAAAAAAATCCCAAAATCTTGTGTGTGTAAAAGATACAAAAAATTACAACATACTTCTCATTGGAAAATATTTTCCATTCTCATGTTTTGTCAAATGTCTTGTTAGACCGATCACGCTGCTAAAAGTTTCCAGACAAATGTCGCATTTGTAAACATGTGTACTTTGATGAGTTTTGCTGTGTTGTATCAAGTTTGATTTGGTAGTATATGTCTTGGCACATATCAGACACTTGAATCGCTTTGGAAGCATTAATAACCTGTTGTAAAAACTTGGAAAAAATTGTTGTATGATCTTAAAAATAAAAATAATCGTGGATATTTATTGCGTACTACAGATCACATGATTTGTTCTTGCATAATTTATTCTTAATTATAGAATCGAAACAAAAAACCCAATTTGAAAAACCCTGCTCTCCAGAAACAAAAGTCAAAATATTGTGGGGCCACTAAATTCAATCGTTAGGGATTTGTTTGCCCGAGGTGTAAAATTTTTTGTCTTCGTTTTATAATTTATGCAATAATATTGTACATGCAATAAATCTTGGGATAAATTATAATATTTTATCATAAATTATAAAACAAGACAAAAAACCCGTCGACTCACGCCAAATTTCAAAAAACCCAATTTGAAAAACCCTGCTCTCCAGAATCAAAAGTGAAAATATTGTGGGGCCACTAAATTGGAACGTTGGGCTTCTACTTTGCTTGAGGTGACGGGGTTTTTGTCTGATTTGTTTTCTATAAAGTGAACAAGATTTTTTTTTCAAATTAAAAAAATTTAAAAATTTAAAAATGAGCAAGGTGATCAAATTCTGGAAGGCTGGAGATCAATACGGTGAATTTTCCAATTATTCACTGCATCAGTTTGAATTGGACGGTGTTGTCTGGCCATCTGTTGAAAATTATTTCCAGGCTAGCAAATTTAATAGAGATGATCAGAGTTGTTACAGGGAACTGATTCGAACGTGCAATCCACACAATGCCAAACGACTTGGAAATTCCAGAGACTTTAAGATTAGAAGAGATTGGGAGAGAGTTAAGGATGATGTAATGGCACGAGGACTTGAAGCCAAGTTTGTAGCACATGATAGTCTACGTTCACTATTGATATCAACAGGCGATGCTAGACTTGTAGAGGCATCACCATATGACAGTTATTGGGGAACTGGTCCATCTGGTTACGGATTAAACAAGCTTGGCGTGTTATTGATGGATCTTCGATCAAAACTAATCGAGTCTAATCTGTCTTCAAAATAATTGATGTTTTTGATAATTTTTCATTTTATAATAAATTATGAGCGAACAAATTGATATTGTTTCTTCTTTTGATAACAAAAATGATTATAATCCAACAGATGTTGACGTAAATGACGCACAGGACACAATCCTGGAAGAAAATGTCGTTGAAGATATTGACGACGAAAATATTGAAGACGATATTGACGAAAACATTGATGACGATATTGAAGACGATATTGAAGAAAGTTATGAGGAACAAGAGTCTGAACAGGATATGGACATTATGATTTCGGCGCCATTAATGAACATGTTGGCAGAATGTATCGTGTACAAGATGGCAGCACTGTGCAAAAATAACAGAGACTCTGAGATTAGACTAATGTCTACAGTATTCTCTACACTTTGTGGTGTCATGATTGGTTTCCTTCTTGTTAGATGTTGATATTGAAAATAAACTTTCAATAAGTTGTTACATGTACGTAAAAACAGCCCAAGATATTAGAATTGACACTGCTATACCAATACCAATCAATGCTCCCTTGAGATATTTTTCATTTTCGATATATTTTCCAACCATTGTTTTCATATATTTTCCATTTGTAAAAAACTGTACAATGACTATCGCCGCCAATGATATGCCTAGTTTTAAAACTACTCGCTTTTTACCAAACGTTGTTTTTATTTCTGTTTTTTGATTCGAATTTAGTTTGGAAGGTCCGAGCATCTTTGGTACAGGCGTGTTTTCATTGATTGCAATAGTTTCTATATTATTTTCATTGTTATTTCCAGTAGACGTGTCATCATCTGTTAACTTGGGTTGATTATAAAAAATTTCGGTTTGTTCATTAAAGCTTTGGCTCGTAGACGGTAAGGTTTCTACAAAGGTCTCTTGGTTTTCAATTGTTTGAATCATTTCTTCCAAAACATTACCGACAACTTGAGTGATGATTGGTGACTTGTCTTTGTCCATAATAATAGTTGGATCAGGTTCTGTAAAATTTTCTGTTTTTGCCTTTTTGACATATGCGCGCGCCATTAGTTTATTTGTTAATTTTTTATATACTAGTCTAGCCATTTTTTTGCCCAGTCTGGACCTCTAAAGGAAGCCATAAGATTTTTTTCACATTCTGTCAAGTCGAGCGGAGACAAATGATTGTTGAGATATCCTTCCAATACTTCGACGGCTCTCATACACTCTTCCAAATCAATTGGTTTGGGCTTTTCATTCTCGGCTTGTGCTTTTACTGACTTTTTATTATTTAAAGAAGACATTTATTGTTGTTTCTTTGTTGTAAAGAATGAATATTAATTTAAAAAACATCAAGTGTCATGGCGATTGTAGCATTTCGCTGCCTGAAAGCGGACTAGTTTTATTGGACGGTCATAGCGGGTCTGGAAAATCTACAATTTTAAACAGTATAATGTTTGGGTTTTATAATACTGCTAGTACTAGAATAGGTTCAAACAAGTCTGAAGGCTCAAGTATAACTATAATTTCAAAAGGATACAAGATTTGTAGATCAAAACATCCCAATCGTCTTCAATTGACTTTGGAAAATGGCACAGTATACGTTGATGCAGAAGCACAAGAGTGGATAGATAAGAATGTTTCTGTGAATCTAGTAGATCAAAGTGGCTTCGACTCGTTTCTAATATCATCAGCCGCTGAAAGGATGAACCGTTTGGAAACAATGGCAGGATTTGATGATACATTGATTGAGATCGAAAACAAGTTGCACACTGCAAAAAAACAAGCCGAATTAAAGTTGTTGGACTCGAAATCTAGACTCGACTTGATGACTGAACAATTGAATTCACATAGACTCGACTTGATGACTGAACAATACTTGATGACTGAACAATTGAATTCACATGACATTGAATCTGAACTAAAAAAGCTGGACGATGAAAGAATAAAGCTAATTGTTGAACAAAACACGGGTGAACAGTATAGGAAGCAAGAAGTCTTGCAAAATCGATTGCAGCTTTTGATTTCAAAACAACAACAATTAACCGAGTCAACCCAAGGACACGAGGAACGAGTTCAATTGTATACGGCGATGAAAAAACGTGCTAGAAAAGAATATCTTGTCAAAGAGATTGGAAATGATAATGTACATGATCTAGAAGACGCTGTTAGAAACGATGCAATCAATGAATCCAAATATCTTGATTATACAAAAAAGCTTAATCATCACAAGAATATAGTAAACAGATTGGGTGAATTGGCACCAAACAATGTGTTAAAATGTCCGTGGTGTACAAAAGCGATAGAAGTGGGAAATGATCAACTGCTACAGAGCACAATAGAGACTGAACGCGTGTCAAACAAAAGAAAAAGAACACGAGATGAGCACAAGGAATACATGGCAGCTACAAATTTTTTGTCTTCCGAGCCAATTACATGTTGTGTAAACAATATAGATGCTCAAAAACGAAAGCAGCGCCTATCACACGTGTCTGCATGCAATTATGAACTTTTGAATATCGAGGCAGAACTTTTGAAAATGCCAGATACAACTGGACAAGACTTTTACATGCTCCAAGAACGTGTCAAGAAAGATTCACAAGATCTATGTTTGTTATCTAACACAAAACGTGAAATAGATGGTATCAGAATAGTTCAGATAGAGCCTGTTGACATGGAACGTGTGTGCAATTCACTTTTTGAAAACAAAAAAAGATGTAGTGAATTGAAAAGGGCATTGGAAATTCATCGCCTGACTGTTGAACACAAAAAAATGAGTCAGCTCTTAAAAGACATGGAGCAAAAGACAGACAAGAGCGTCGACGACAAGAAAAAGATTGCAATTTTGAATACATGTTGGTTGGAAGCAAAAACATTATGTGTAGAAAATATTGTCAAAACATTGCAATACAAGGTTAACAAAATAGCATCGCAATTGTTTATCAACCCAATTGCTATATCAGTATCGTGTTGGAAAGGCGCAACAAAAACACGTGGTGAAAAGGCAGGCTTTGAAATATTTGTAAACATCAACAATAGAAACACAAACATTTGCGACCTGAGCGGAGGAGAGAAGAGCAGAGTGTCTATTGCATTCTCTTGTGCTCTCGCAGAAATGCAAAACTCTACTCTGTTGATGCTAGATGAAAGTCTGTCTGGATTGGATTATATCAACTTGTCAAAAACCCTAAATGCTTTGAGACTATGGACTGCTGAAACAAAGACTACTATCCTCGCAGTTTCTCATCTAGCTATAAACGGCGCTTTTGATGCGGTTATAAATTTACAAGACAAAAATTCTGTCACCTCAGGCAAACAAATCCCTAACGATTGAATTTAGTGGCCCCACAATATTTTGCTTTCAATTCTGGAGCTCAGGGTTTTTGAAAAAGGATTTTTTGTTTCAATCCTTATCTTGATATAAATCATGTGTTTACATGGCAACAATCTAATAATGCAATCCAAAAGCTGGGACAAGTTTTGCGATGATGAGGATGAAAGTTTCAATTATCTAACTATAATTGATGATCCTTCGATTATCAACTCGTACAATTCAATTGTTTTGAAATACCAAAAGATTTTACATCCTGTTCATGAAAAACCAATAGCGTCACACATTTCCTGCCCATCTTGCAATTCCAACTTGATATATATTAGCAGCAGACAAGTTCGAAGCGCTGATGAGGGTGCTACAATGTTTTGCAAGTGTTATGATTGTAAAAAATCGTGGACTGCTAATTAATTATTGAAAGATAATTTTCAATATTCGTATAAATAAATACAAACAATGGCTTATAACGGTGTATTAGCTAACTCTAACATTTCAGCTGCTTATATTGATTTGGCAACTGCGTGGAAAATGGAGGGAGAGTATCTGTATGGTGCTACGCAAATGTCTGCGCAGTATAATCATCCTTGTTCGAGGACATATTTTATGAATCAGATCACTCGTTGTGCTTGGTTCACTCAGATCCCTGTCGCTCTCAAGGGAAACAATGGTATGCCTGCATTTGGTCAGGAATTTAGTGTTACCGTCACCAGGCTGGGAGAATATGTTTTGAACACTTGGTTTCGTGTAACTCTTCCAGAGGTTACTCTACTAACTACAAATGTTTACGGTACTAACGGACGTATTAGATGGTGTCGAAAGCTTATGCATAATTTGGTTGAAGAGTGCAACATTACCTTTAATGATCAGCAGGTTGCCCGTCTAGACTCGTACATTCTCGATTTGTCAACTCAGTTCAACATTCCATTTGCCAAGCGCGATGGTTATGCTGCTATGATTGGTGATACCGAGGATCTAACTGGCTCACACGGTCCAACCACTGCTCTCAGTGCCACTATTCCATCAAAGACTTTGAATCTGTTTTTACCATTCTTTTATGCACGTGACTCTGGTGTCGCTCTGCCCGCCGCTGCTGTATTGTTTAATGATATCAAAATCAATTTCAAGTTGAGAAACTGGAATGAGCTCTTGATTCTCGACAACTCTGGCATTGCTGGAGCAGGTACAGTTGCTCGAGCCACTCCAATTGTTGGCCCAACTGCTGATATCGCTGTCGCCCCTGTCTTGTCGAATGCTGTCGTCTGGTCGACTTATGCCATGGTCAATAATCTTGAACGTGAAAACATGGCCAACATTCAGCGTGATATTATCATCGAGGTTTGGAGTACCGCAAACAGAGTTCCATGGAACCCTATTCTTACTGCTACTCCTATTTTTGAGCCAAGATTTACATATTCTGTTAGAGCTCTATACTTTGCTGTCCGAAACACTACGTTCAACGCGGATAGGTCAAATTACACTACTACATCGCCATACAACACCGGAACTGCTATGATTTATAATCCTCCAAAGACTGAGGCTCCTATTAAGGATATTACACTCAACTATGATGGTACTACTAGGCTGTCGGCTATGGGCTGGGACTACTTTTCACAGGTTGTTCCATTCAATTGTTGCAGTCTCATCCCAGTTGAGATTGGTTATGGTATTTATTCGTATTCTCTCAACCTGGACTCTATTGATCCTAATGGTTCCACCAACTTTTCAAAGATTAATAGTGTTTCTATTGCACCAACGCCGTCTACTGCTTTACTAGCTGCCGCGGCTGGTACCGGTACTTCAACTTCGGGCTTTGACTTTCCACAGACATACGAGTGGGTCAATCTTGCTCAAAGTCACTCGGTTATTAGAATTGCAGATGGTCAACTCACCTTCCCATTTGTATAAATAATTCAATATTGAATTTCAAAAAAATAATCAAGTTGAAAATTGTTTTTCAACGCATTTTTATTAAAGTTTTTTGGTACAATGAGCCAATACAGAACAAATGTTTAAATGAGCTTCAAATGTATCTTGCATATTTTTTGATCCCGTAATTACAACCTTTCCAGATTTGAAAACCAATACTACAATATTAGATTGTGAGCCTTTTTTGATTATCTTGTAATTGAGGCCCGGAAATAATTCAGGCTCATATGTGCAAAACAATGGATGAAGAACTTGCATCTTTTCAAGGCTAATATCACAGCAAAAATCAAATGACGCAACAATGTTTTGAATCTTGGGATTTTTTACAGATGCACTATAACCCAATTTACATAGGATCCTTGCAAATCTACGTCTAGCCAAGATGCAATCTGCCTCATTATTTACACCAACAACATTTATTTTTCCAGTGGCAAACATCAGGGCGGTAGAGGATGGTTTTCTAATCCTCATGACAACCGCAGGAAATCTGTTTGGATTATATTCCGTGTTTCTGGCTCGCGTAGCAATATCTCTGAGGTTTAGTTTGCAATCAGCTTCAAATGTCGAAACAATATTAGAAACTTTTAGGGCCTTGGGAGCCATGTGCAAAGTGTTTGAAACTCTAAAGAAAAAAACAGATATATTTATACATCAAAATATAAACATGCTGGTGTCATGACTACCAGATAGAGAAAAAGACAAAAAAATAATTTTGTTATACAACATTTTATTAAATCAGTCAATTATTAAATCATCAACACATGGAACATTGTCATTTGTAAAAGCATGGTAAAACTGCACCTTCTTATTGAAAAGAGCCAAAAAAATACAATCATTTGCAAAACCATATTACCTTTTGATTTATTGAATCTACTTGCCTGGCAAAACTCTTCACAATATCTCCTTTTAATTTTTCCTTCAATTCAGAAACATTGCAAGTTTCCATATTGTCAAAGCAATTAAATACATTTTGTGCAATAGTATCAACATTATCATTTCCAGATAAAAAACGTACTATTTCGGTTCCACAATTTATGCTTGGTAGACAATACTGCAATTTATTATTATACCATGATACAATCATTTTCATCTGGTACAAGTCCAAATCCTGTAACAATTCCATAGAAACAGACTCATTCTTTCTAGCTCTATCATTGCCCCTTGATAAACAAACATGTGGTGGCGTGTCCAGTGCAATTACCAGATAACCAGAGGCGCGGTTTTTGGGCTCTACCTTGATAAGCAACTCGTTACATAATCTAGATATATCATCATTTTCCATCTGCGACAAAAACCCATGTGAAACGAGTTGATTACCAAAGACCAAGTTGCCAGATTGTAAAGACCTCTCAGATAATACGACAACGGGCTTGGGTGAGTCACATTCTCTACAATAACTAATTACAGATTCAATGACCTTATTAATTAAGGCAATTCGTGTCATCTGAACGTATAGTTGAAATGAAAATGCTTCACCGCTTCTATTTTTATAAAAAGATTCAAATTTAGATTGTCCATTTACATCCTTGCACTTTTCCCATCTCTCAAGCGGTTCATCTATCAAAAACACCATGTAACCCTTATTCTCAAATTCATGTTTCAACTTTTTCAAAAGTGTAGACTTGCCACTACCTATATTTCCTTCTATTGTAATAAACTTGTAATTTATCTCAGACATTTTTGTTTATAATAATTCTACAAAAACCAAATGATATTTATACACAAACTTTTGCGAAACAAAAAACCCAATTTGAAAAACCCTGAGCTCCACAGACGAAACCCAAAATATTGTGGGGCCACTAATTTAGAACGTTGGGCTTCAACTTTGCTTGAGGTGACGGGGTTTTTGTCTGATTTTATAATTTATGTATCTTTTGAATAGAATTGCATGTACTTTTACATAATTTATTCTCAATTATAGAATCGAAACAAAAAACCCAAATTGAAAAACCCTGAGCTCCAGAAACAAAACCCAAAATATTGTGGGGCCACTAAATTTGAACGGTTGGGATTTGTTTGCCTGAGGTGACAGAATTTTTGTCTTAATTGTTTTGATCACGTTTTTTGAGATTTTTGATAAGAAACAGATACTTAATAACAAACAAACTAAAAGTTCTATATTGTTTAATAAAAACAAAAAATAAAAAATCAAAACGAAAAATGAACTCATTACGCGAGACTCTTGACTGGCAAATAACCAAGAGAATATGTGACATTTTGATAAACGTGATACCATCAGATGATTTTCACGTCGTTGTTTCTGCTGTATACAAATCTGTGAGACGCAATTCATCTATTAGATTTGGAGACAATTTATTTCAAATGTTGAGAGATATCAGGGGAGAAATTCAACCGGTCGTCTCGGATATTAGTGGAATGCTTACAAATGATGCGTTTTTTAAAATAATGACATCGATTGTTGGCGATGAAGTAAACATGTGGCAAGAAGTGTCGTCGATACAAGCAGAAGATATTTTTGGACCACAGACTACAAGCACACCTTTACCTCAGTCTATACAACAACAGTCGCAACAAACCAAACCTAATTCGATCAATTCTGATAATAATCCACGAGAATCCAAACCTCTTGCGAATCCCAGGCCAACACCAAAAAAGATTGAAACAAAGAATATATCACGCGTTTCCAAGGATGGTGCCGGTGCTGTCACCAAAAAGTCTAGACCAACAACTCTTGCTTTGTCATCCAATGTTGGTTCTTCTGCCAAGAATATACTATCTCATGTAAAGAATATAACATCTCAAGTACCTTCATCAACTCTCGAGGAAACATTTACATTACGAGTTTCTCCTTTTGAAGGGGACCTGGAAGGATTAGATTTGCTTTCACACAATTTTGCCCAATAAAAATTTTTACATGTACTATTCTTTTTTTATATTTCTCGTAATAACTTGTAATATTTTATCATAAATTATAAAACGAAGACAAAAAACCCGTCGACTCACGCCAAATTAAACAAAACCCAATTTCAAAAACCCTGCTCTCCAGAATCAAAAGTGAAAATATTGTGGGGCCACTAAATTGGAACGTTGGGGTTCTACTTTGCCTGAGGTGACGGGGTTTTTGTCTGATTTGAAAATATACTTTCAAACAATGTTTATAACCCCATGCTTTCTTCTGATGGCATGATTTGATTCATTTCTGGTAAAACAGATAGTATAGTGCTAACCAATTCTTTTGGGTTTGAACCTTGCATGAGTTGAGACATTTGTTGCATCATGTCTGCATTCAACAGGCTTCCTACAATCTGCCCAAAATCAATGTTTCCATCTTCCATGTTTTGTCCATTAAACATTCCAGATATTTTGTCGACCATCGTGGTTACAATGGTGTGAGATGATGATGGCTTGAACAATATCTGATCATATGGATTTATAATGTTGTAGATTTTTTCCATATGGCACCAGAATGGTTCATAATCCATCTTGTCTAGCGGAATTTGTTGATTTAGCCTTGCAATATATCTGGTGGCAATAGCGTCCTTGTTTGTGCTCACAAATCTTATAATATCATCTTCTTTCATTTCAATATTTATTGATGCCAAGTCCTTTTGGAATTCTTGAACTGAACTACACATCATGGCCTGTCTCTTTTCCGCCAATGCTGCACTTGTTCGACCAATGCACATGCATACCATTAACCAAAACCTCTTCTTGTCGTAATCAGAAAGATATACAAACAAATCTTTTAGATTGATGGAAGGGGCCTTTTCAAACACAATTTCTACGGTCTTGCACTTGTTGATATCCATGTACATGTCAGAGGTCCAAGCACAGGCATTATCAATTGTGAATTTCATCAGCGCAATGTTTTGCTCCTCTTCATTTGTTACGTTTGCAATGTTGTTGACAAATGCATTTGGCTGTTGTGTATATTCAATTGGAACACTTGAATCCAAAAATTCCATAATGTTTCTAAACGTGCAAATTTGTTGTGTTGAATACATTTTATTAGACTTTTAAATGTGTGTCGGAATGCATAGATTTTATATTGACTTGTTGTTGTACAATTTCTTGGTTTAATAAATAGATGCCGAGACGTAAAAACCCAGAAGCGATTGCAAAGGCACTTCTTGCAAAGCAACAAAATGAAGATGTTCAAAAAGAGTTGATGAAAGTAATTGTGGCTCCAACTCCTGAGCCCACAACATTGGAGATTGTAAAAGCACCTGGAAAATTTGTGCGAGTAAAGATGAATGAAGAATTAAAACCTGGAGACATAGACTACTTGTCATATGTGGTGTCTTCAATTGTATGGGGAGTCTCGACGAGTTCCGATGCCTTTTTGGATTTGTTGTCCAAAATTCTTTACGGAACTGATTACATGGTCGAAACATATACAGGCGCAATAATCCCTGTCTGGGTAAATGGATACGCGATATCAAAGGCATCAGTTATTGCTATATTTGATATAACTAGTACATATTTTGAGTTTTGGTTATCCGGAGCATTAATGTATTCATTGCTGTTGGCTTTTCCAACAATTCTAGTTCAGTTTGGAGTGACAGATACACTGTTTGATGCATCCGGCGAGGCATTTGGAGGCTTTTTCTTTGGTACAGGAGGATTACTTATAAAACTCACAAAATTTATTGCAAGGAGTGCAGTTAGTGGAACAGAGTCGCTCTTCAAATCTGCTATAGAGCCTGAGAACATATGGTTGTCATTTTTGGGCATACAAACTCTAACTTTATTTTCTTGGTATACAGGTTTAGGCGCTGGTGCGCCCAGCATGGTAACGGCCCTTTTGTATCGCACCATTGGATTGCCCATCATGCAATTTGAAAAATACACATCAAAGTCTCTATCAGACAAGTATAGAAAATTTGGATACAAGGGAATTTTGACTCATCTGTCTTTCCTATTGGCAGGGGGGTTGTCACTTTGGTTAGTCACCCCAACTATGCTTGATGTTGTTTTAAGAAGTACAGTACCTCAGATGATCATAAATATTCATACCCTTATAGTAGATAGTCTTTCCAAGACAATTACAGGCCAAAACGTAATTGCATGTATACAGGCAATTTCTACAATCTTAGTTGCAATTATAGTATTTACATTTACATCATTCGATATAACCTCAAAATTCCCACAGCTCCAATACGTTCAAGATACAGTATCAGGATTCATGAAAATGTTGGTTATGCCTGATGAAGAGAGGAAGATACCCAAAAATAATACGACACTTGTTAGAACACTTGTATCATTCTCTTCCGCATTAGGTTCAACAAAAATGATAGATGTATTACAAGGCATCTCAGGAAATATAGTTGAAAAAGTTAGAATAGTTGGAAACGAGTTTGTCATCGGCGCCGAAAGGATACCTTATGCAAACTTTGCCGACTCGGTAGTCATGAGCACATCAATACCTGCCATGCTGTTTGAAGAGCTCGGGAAAGGAACAGTAGAAGAATACAACAAGATTATCAAATTAATGATTGGTAGATTCAAGGACAAAGTTCCGGGTAACTTTGTTGATATCGACTTGAAGCAGTTGAGTCGTGAAAATCATGAAGAAATGATTAAATTGTTTGATTTGACTAGACCAACAATATGGTGGCACGAAGTCTCAAAACTTCCTTTTATCAAGAGAGTATCCATACTACTAAAAGTATTTTCTGCTGCGTGCATGGACATTTTTTCACACTTGATAGAACCCCTCAAAATACTCCTAGCTATCTTATTGTCTATTCTTTTTATCGGCTTTGCCTGGTGGCTGGTGGCCCCAAGAGGTGACATCAACAAGGGGGAGTTTTCGCTACTTTGTGCAAGGTTTGCTCAACAAACTATAGTATTTAATGAAATTATAAAAGACAAACCAAATTATGAAGAGGTAGCCAAGCATGTTAGCCCTATACAGACTGCGTTAAAATTGGGAGATCCATTTACTATAGCTCACGAATTCATAATCGCCGCCAAAGATTTGAGAAAAGATATTTTGGATTTTTCGAGGTTTGAACCACTTGATCCAGCGGAGTTGGTGTCGTTCAAACAACTAGTTCCTGTAATGGTACAAGACTCTTCACAACAAGTATTGCGTATCGAAATGATGATCAAGGGAATACAGCCAACATCAAAAACTATAGATGCGTCATACAAGGCACGCCTTGCAAGAGCAACTGAGGCGGTTAGCATACCTACATTTCCCTTTGTAGAATATAGGGTGCAAGGAAATACAAAGAAAGACAAAGAATTGGCAGCTAAAAAAGCCATCGTGGCAAAGGCCACCAAACCAAAAGCAGATTCTGTGAAGAAACAAGTTATTCTGCCTGAGAAAACAGTTGATGAAGAAAGTAAAGCAACCAAAATAACAAGGGCCGCCATTGATATTCCATTAAATTTGGTTGGAAAGGGTGCAAGTTATGCATACGGAAGACTAAAAAATTCCGGTGATTCTAGCGTAAGATCTGACGGTTCAATTTTAAAAAGAGCGGCCGGAAGTGCCGCCAGTTATGTTTATGGAAAGGGTAAAGGAGGAATAAGCTCCGCAGTAAAAAAGGTGTTTGGTTCAAAAGAAACTCCAGTAGTAGACAACAACAATACTGCAACAGCTATTGGGAGAATAACAGCTCTACATAGTTCGATAGCACAAGATGACAACACAGATAATACACAAGAAGAGACTTTTTATGACGCAGAAGAAGGAGATGGTGGCGTTCATCCTATAGCAGACGATTATGTAAATGACAACTTGATCTCAGAAGACGAAGAATTCTTGATGACAGACGATGAAGATTAGATACATGTTGAAAACAAATTTTCAAATAAGACAAAAATCCTGTCACCTCAGGCAAACAAATCCCAACCGTTCCAATTTAGTGGCCCCACAATATTTTGACTTTTGATTCTGGAGCTCAGGGTTTTTCAAATTGGGTTTTTTGTTTCAAGTTTCGTAATTTATTTCCTGTTGTTTATCAACTTTATTCTTTTCAAATTGAACTTGACAATCTTTTCACAACAAAATACTTTTCTAACGTGTTCAGGGCTATGCTTTTCAGACCTCATTAATTTTAACAATTCAACTACACAAGATGCCAATTGAATGGATACCCTCGTCTTTGATCTGGACATTAGAATTTGAGCTATTACATCATCTTCAATCTCTACAAGACCAAGAGTTTTTAGTTTGGAATGAAGTAACATTTTCCACGTCCATTTTAGATTTGAGATGCACTCTTCAAACAAGTGTACACCTCTTTCACATTCTTTTCTCGTTAGACCCAATTGTTTGCGAAGAATATCTGGATCACATTTTCGTATAGAAAATATACATGCAAATATCAATCCTTTACGCCTTCTTCCTTTCAGACCACAGTCTTTAATCTTTGAGACGATAGCTACATTGTCGTATATTTTTCTTAGCTGATCAAACGATAGCCCAATACCTAATAGCTCTTTGATCATTGGATCATTTTGTGGTGCAGTGTGAACAAAATGATTCGCTACCCATCCACTAACCATGTCATGTTGTTCCACAATGGCACCGCAATCTACGCAACATCTCTCTATTATTTCATTCTCGTGTTTGCACATTTTTTTGTATATTTGATTAAAAATGTGCAATATCTTATATAATCCATTCAATGAATAAATGCAACACATGTCAGAATTGGTGTCTCTTAGCGACGAAATTAATAGCTTAAAAACAAAGGTCAAGAAATTAAATGAAGCATATGTCGATAGGCTCGAATTGTTAAAAGAGTACATGGAGGTCGAGAATATCAAAGAGTTGACTTTTAAAGATGTTGTTTTTACACTTGCAGATTCGTCAAAAAATTCGAGAATAACAACAGAAGACAAGCGCAGACATGTAGCAGAGACACTTCAAGAACAAGGTGTGGCAGTAGACAAGGGTCTAATTGATCAATTGTTGGCTTTTCCAAAAGAAAAGTTTGCTACCAAAAAACTAGTATTGAAAAAATAAAAAAAGGTTGAAAATTTATTTTCAACAAAAACTATATTGATAATAAATGAACGACATCGTATCAACAATTCACAAGACAATTGATCAATTGGAGAATGTATTTTCTTCACTTTGGTATCACATCATCCCAAAGTATATGGCGGAACACGAAGAGAATGTAGAGTTGACCAATTCAAAAATCCAACAATATGTTGAAGCGCACGAGTTGCCTGCTGATCATTTTATCAAGTATTTTGATTATGAATTCGCAAAAGAAATTTCAAACGTCGGGTTTATTTTTGGAGCAAAATCAAAGAGGTGTGGAAGAAAGCATTTGAAAAAGACTGCGCACTCGACACCATCATTTGCTGATATTGAATTGGAAAAGGCCAACGACATCTTTTCAAAATCTTTACTTGGAAAAGCAGCATCTGGATTACATTTCTGTGACTTTTTTCCACAATCTGATAGATGCACCGGTGTTCATGCAACACTTGTAGACAACAAGTCTCAAAATTCGGAAAAATTAAAATTAAAGAGTCAAAAACCAATCGTATCTGAAGAGTTGCAAAAAATTTGTGACGAAATCGGCCAGAAGACAGACCTCCTAGAGAAATTACAAGAGACAAACTCATTCATTTGCCCTCTAGAAACAAAGTGCGATCTTCACCTGACCGAATGTGTTTATTTTCCAAATGATGATCAAGATATACTTACAAGACTAAAATTCCAGGTCCAAAATTTAATATTGTTTAAACAAAGACAAAACATGGTTACTACTGCCATGTGTGATTCGATAAAAAAACAAAAGATTATCTGCGACAATGCGTGTAATGATGATACAGAAGAGGCCATCAAGAGTCTTGCACTCAAGGGCAATGCGCTCTCTGTAATCAAAAATCTATTGATAGATTACATTGGGGAGTTGGATGAAGAGATTGATCTATTACACAATATTTCAGACTCTGTTTCCAAGATATAATAAAATTGAAAACAAAATTTCAATCAAATATTTATTTCAAAAAAAATTAGATAATGTTGGCTTGATCAAAATTATAAGGCCAATGTGGCAATCTAAAAACAAAATTTAGTTTATTAATCATGTCTTTGTCAAAATATTTTGGTGCGACAGTAAGAGCAAGACATTGATAATAAATTCGATGTATGCATCTTTCAAACTCGTCTACAGTCGCAAAATTGTTGTTGATCGTTTCAAAAATCTCATCGTCGAGATCAACCTCAGTCTTGTGTGTTGTGCTCCCTCCACTCATGTTAGACTCTGAATGACTTCTGCCAACAATTCTAAACATGAAAAAATTGCGCTTTTCCAAAAAGTTTTTTTCTACTTTCATGCGCAGGTCGTCTACAACAATGTTACACGATGAACAATCATCAGAATCAAGTTTGTTAATCTGCTGATCCATTAGTGTAAGGATTGGATCTTGTAGTCCAGATTCGATTGCCGTCTTTCTGGCATGTTCTCCAAGGAATTGTAAAAGCTTGCGGTCCTTTTTATTCTCTAGTCCCATCCTTTCCTGTACAATATACATCAAATCATACAATGGTTTTGCAAACGATACCCTCTGGAAATCTGCAATTTTCTCCAAATAATTCGATGCCGTACTCTTTCCAGAACCAGCTTTTCCAGTGAATGCAATCCTAAAATTCCAACTAACTGTGCTTTCGAAGATTGATTTGATCAAAGAGATGGCATCAGACATTGCTTTTCGCACAAATCTTTCGGTCATCATGTCCCTTGCATCATATTGTTCAATTGATGCAAGTTTATCATTGTTAGACCAAAACTTGTTCACAAAATCAGAATTAAAAACATCTTCCAGGTGTAAAAGGTTTTCACACATTTTATCATTTGGGTTTTTCTCAAGATTCAGCTTGTATTTTGTTTCGTGGTATTCAAGAAAACTCTTTCCACATTCTTCTTCAAATTGTTCGTCCAAAATTCTCAATTCTTCCTTTTCTATTGTTTGCATTTTGATTATCTTGCTGTTGTTTGAAATTTTTTGAGAATGTAAAAAAATCCAAGACTTTATAGAAAAAAAATCAGACAAAAATTCTGTCACCTCAGGCAAAGTAGAAGCCCAACGATTGAATTTAGTGGCCCCACAATATTTTCACTTTTGATTCTGGAGCTCAGGGTTTTTCAATTTGGGTTTTTGTTTCGATTCTATAATTTGACATAAATTATGTAAAAGTACATGCAATTCTATTCAAACGATACATAAATTATAAAACGAAGACAAAAAATTTTACACCTCAGACAAACAAATCCCTATCGTTCAAATATAGTGGCCCCACAATATTTTCACTTTTGATTCTGGAGAGCAGGGTTTTTGAAATTGGGTTTTTTGTTTCAATTCTATATTTAGATCATAAAAATTATGACCAACGTATTATAAATTAATATGACCCAAAACACGTGCAACAACAAACATGACGTGTGTCTACATTGAAGGAAACGACACCATAAACTCTGATACTGATACGATTATATTATCAGGAGGATCAACTACAGGAATAGTAATGCTGGGGAAGCTAACAAAATTGATACTTTTTAATGGTCTAGATATAAAAAATATAAAAACATTTGGTGGAACGTCTATAGGAGCTGTCATATGTCTCTTGTTGGCTGTTGGTTATGAGCCACCCGATATCGCACACTATCTTTACACTAATGAATTTTGGGGAGCATTTTCAGATATTGATCCATATAGGATACTTGAAGGTAGGGGTTTGTTTACGCTATCCATACTAATTGATGAGCTTTCAAAAATGATTTTGTTAAAACTACCGTTCCTCCCAAAATTTTCAGACTTGACGTGCAATTATCTATGCTCGTCATTTAACCTGTGCCAAAACAAGATGGTATATTTTGATAACGTTACAACACCAGATATGGATGTTGTTTCAGCTACAGTAATGTCATGCGCTATACCTCTACTATTTGAGCCATGCATCTTTGAAGGTCATCGATATATTGATGGAGGTATTATTGACAATTTTCCAATCAAAAAGACGGCATCCTTGTTCAATTCCAAACATATTCTGGGAATGAAATGTTTCAAAGATCGTTCTTCGGAAGACAATACGGTATGGAATTTTGGAGACTTGTTGGCAATTTTGTTTGCATCATCAGAATGCCACGTGTCAGAACAGCTAGAAACCTTACCAGACGTTAAAGTACAAATGGTGCGTGTAAAGTCTACAGTACCATTTTACAACTTGACTTTGGACAAGGAAAAGATTTGCAAAATGTTTGTTTCTGGATTTTTTTGAAAATACAATTTCAAAAATCTTGTAATTTATAATGATTCTACAAAATAATCCATCCAAGCCCAAACAACGTCGCGGTCTGGCTTTTCAATCTGTGAATATACATCACCAATTTTGTTTATCACATATTCCAAATGTCCCGAAACGCTAATCTTGAAAATGCTGTCATCTCTTTGTTTGATTTGATCAGCATGTCTCCTTATCCAACCATAGAATGATTTGTGTACTGCCTCATGACAGCACTGATCTGATTTTAGATATGCGTCTGCAGTCCAAATCAACCCTTTTGTTGTCATGGAGTTTGCAGCCTTTTCCAAATCGTTTATGAATCCAATAATGTCTGAAATATCATACGAAGCCATTTATTTAGTAATCGTATAAATACAGGGTTTTATATACCTCATTTCAAAAAATGTCTCTGTGTATATCGCAAAATAAAATTTCTAATCATGTGAGAAATGAGATTGTTAGAGGTCTCAGCAAGACGATCAAGAATACAAACAAAAATGGGCCACCAAACATACATGTTCAATGGCCCAGAATAACAAAAGAATCGCGTGGGTTTAGCGTACCAATTGGATTTGCAGAGTCCAAGCTGCCTGAACTTTTGCACGAAATTTCTATAGACAATATACTATCAATTGAAGACGTGTCTCTAGAGTTTCATCTCAGACCAGAACAAGAGATATTTTTGAGACATGTTTTGAAAAAGGATGCTACACGAGTGTTTTCACAGGCATGGTCTCTAAAGCCCGGTTTTGGAAAGACGATAACTTGTATGGCAGCTATAAAATATTATAATATGGATACAGTCATCGTAGTTCACAGGGCTTGTTTGCTTACACAATGGAAAAAGGAAATTGACATGTATTTCAAGGGATCTTCCCAAAACATAAAGGTTGTAATGCTATCTAAACTCGGAGAAGAAAGAAACATAAAGCTATTGGTTATCGACGAGGCTCATGCTTGCATGACTGCAAAATCCATATACTCTTTTGCAAACGTTTTTCCCTCAATTTTGATTGGTTTGTCTGGTTCCTTTTTTAGATATGATGTCAATGATCAGTACCTAAAGTGGTTGTATGGTGACCCGATAACACTTCCAAACGACGCACTAGCTCTTTTGAACAAGAGTACTTCTAGAAAGATCCTTTTGCGCACTGTATACTCAAATATATCGCCAAAGTTGGAATACAAAAATGACAGGCTGGATTGGAACTTGGTTCTTACAAGTTTGGCGGAGAATGAAGAGCGAAACAAGATTATACTAAATTTGGTCAACTTTTATGTCGACAAGAAGATTTTAATTTTGGTAAAACGTGTAGACCACGGCAAATTGTTACACGATTTGATAAAAGACTATACAACTGTCGAAATGTGTTTTGGTAATGATCAAATGACACCCGAAAGAATTAACGCACGTGTTTTGATTGGAACGAGTATGAAAATTGGAACAGGCATGGACATTGATAGTCTAAACTGTATAATACTAGCAACAGACTTGGTCAACTATACAATCCAATACGTTAGTAGAATTTTGCGCAAAAAGACACAAGATGCTTTGATTATTGACATCATTGATGATAATAATACATTGCGTAGACATTTTGGGGAGCGCAAAAAAGTGTACAAGGAACTTGGAGTTTTTGAAATTAAATAAAACATTTTTATTACTTATATTTTGATGATTTTATTAGTTATAACAATAAAGAAAAAATAAAAAAAAGTCTAATTAGTTTTATAACCATCATTTGAGAAACATTTGCAACCAAGTTTTCCAATCGATTTTTTCTTTTCCTTCGACTTTTCCTTCTTCAACATGCCAAAAGAGCTGGACCATTCTTGATTTTCTCGAATCTCCTGCTCATTACGTAAAAAATTCAAAGTTTTAGGCTTCGTGTTTGGGTCGAATAATCCATAGCCATGTAAAACAATGTCAATTGATTCATCTACAAACTTTTTGTGAGAATCGAAGGTTTCATAAAACCTATCCATAGTTTTCTGTCGTTTTTTGATACAAATATCTCTGATACTATCACTTGTTTGAAAAAAAGTTTCAGTATAGGCATCTTTTGCAATCATTTCCAAAATCTCGATCTGATCATCTCTCTGAATATTATGGTGCCCAACAAAACGTTGAGACATGTCATCATATCTTTCGATAAGATAATGATACTTGTAGTTTGTAGCAACAATATTATTCCCAAGTATATCCTCTTTAACAGAAACGTGTTTAGTGGCAAACACGTTAATAATTACACGTTTACCTGCTACCCAAAATGATTCTTCGATTATAACAAAATTATTCTTTCTATAATCGACCCAATCTGGATACCTTTCCTCTGATTCTATAAAGGCCGGAGTCTTTGAGATGCGAAATTGTCTTTTTTTAGGAAACATTATCTGTTCTTTAATTACTTGAATATTTTCTTGTGTTTTGTTTTTTTGTCAATAAAAAAAATTAAATTTATACCAAATAATTTTACAGCATAAATTATAATAAGTTATAAAATCAGACAAAACCCCCGTCACCTCAAGCAAAGTTGAAGCCCAACGTTCTAAATTAGTGGCCCCACAATATTTTGGGTTTGGGTTCTGGAGAGCAGGGTTTTTCAATTTGGGTTTTTTGAAATTTGGCGTGAAGTGTATAATTTTTTGTCTGATTTATAATTTATGATAATTTATTCCAAAAAGAATTGTACATGTATACGATTTTGAAACACAGTTTTCAAACTTAGACTCTTTTGGGCATTTGAGCAATTTTCAAATAAATGTCGTCGTAATCTGGATTGTACCTTTCATCATTGTATTGCTGAACGTCTAGGCTTGTTGCACTCCAATCTCCAAACTCTGACAAGTCTCTAGCCTTGTACCATTTGATCTTGTCTTGCCAGTTTTGAGAGGGGTTTCTCATGTCGATAAACATTGCAGTGTAATCTGAAGAAAGCTCAGACATGAGTGAGTCAAACATTTTTCTATTTGGGATAACCGAAGCAAAGTTGGTATAAATTTTTTCTCTATTCTTTTCGTTATCATGTCTCAAGATAAAGACTCCAGCACAATTGTCTCTCAGGGCTGGTTTAAGATCCAAGCTGTGTTGACAACTAATCAAGACATACATGTTAAAGTGCCTTGATATTTTGAATAGAGCAATCTGGTCGTCGTCGGTAAAGTTTGAACTCTTGTTCATGCAATCGTCGAGAACAAGTGTAAGCCAAGGGTTTGGTAAGTTTTGTTTTGAAATGCGTTGTCTATTTTGGATATTCCCCATGAGATTCGGAATCATCTTTGAATATATAAACAATGGCGGAATATGTTTCTGATACGTGTGATTAACTTCTTCCGTCTCTGATACCGCGACACATGATGGTATAAAATGCCTCTTGGCAAACATCAAGTCCTTGATAAGCACAGACTTTCCTGAACCAGATGGGCCAATTATAAGGTAAACTGCTCCTCCCAGAGGATCCTCTTTTGTTTTTGGTGATATTGTGTCGAGATCAAGTACGCCAATTCTGATTTCTTCATTCTCAATCATTTGTTATAGTTTCTGATAATTCCGACAAGCGTAAAAAACTTTTTTGTTTTGTTTCGCTTGTGAAATACCCTTTTGTATAAACAAACGATGGATTCCACCTTTTCAAACATCTTTTCGACACGAGACATGTACGCAACACAAGGTGTACTACTTTTATCTCTAATTATGGGTATTATAATCATTGTCAAGTGTGCCGATTATAGAAAAAACATAGACGAAACCAACTGCAACAAGGATTTTGTTGGAAGAGTAAAAGGCGGCTTATTTTTTATGATATTTCTTGCACTTGTATTGATTTTGATTCCAGTATTATACTTTGCCTCAAAATTTACAAACAGTATGGGAAAGCTAAAGTACACGATTTCAATGTACGAAAACATTGTCAATATTCAATATGTAATTGTCGGAATTGCAGCACTATTAGTGATCATGTCATTTTATATTCGATCATTTGATTGTACGTCGGCAGGCATTGATATGATTTGGACAACGCCAATGATACTCTTATTGGGTGCAGTTGGTCTCATGGGGCTGCGAATCTACTCTGATAGAATGGAGATGAAAAGAGCCTCAAGTGTGTTTGGCCGCGCTCAACGTTTAGCAACCAATATCAAAGGGGGAATAGGAGCATTGTCGAGTACATTTGGCAGCGCTGCTGGATATGCAGGAAGCGCAGCCAATAAATTGGGAGGTTATCTAGGTTTAACAAAACCAAGAGCCGAACCCGAAATGTCATTTTTTGAAAGACAGTCGTCTATGGATCAAAAGACAAATTCTGTCAAACAAGAGATGGCAGCCTTTGAGCGTCAACAAGCAGAATTGCGTAGAAATAATGAAATGGAAAACAGAAGATTATTGGGACTGTCATCACAAACAGTGTCGGAGAGAGAAAGTGAAGCGAGAAACAGACGATTATTGGGCCTGTCAGCGCAAACAATGGAGGGAGAAAGCGACGCTAGAAACAGACAATTGTTGGGACTGTCAAGATAAATGTTGAAAATTGTTTTTCAACCAGACATTAATTTAGGCATTGGCCATGTCACTTAAAAAGGTTTCCCTGTTCAAACCCGGCAGTTTTGGGGAATCTCCCGATTTGGGACCGATTGTAAAATACAAAGCCGCAGATACTGCAACACCAATCAAAACGCTAATTCCGGCGTACATGAGACAAGTCGAATTGGACTTTTTCATGTAGACACCGACGATCCATCCAAGAATCGCCATGACGACGAGAATAGCAGCAACGACAAGCCAAAACTGGGTATTTGTTAATTTAGTCATACTTTATTGATATAAAAAAACGTTGTTAACATACAAATTCATGTTTTCAACAAATGTCATCCGCCAAGTTACGTAAAAATTATGTTGTAAAAAGGCAGGGCGTTGTCAAGGCAGCGCGCATAAAAAATCCAAATTATGGAACGACATCCGCCGAATTGTATCTTGGTATGATCGAAAACAAAGACAAGGTTATAAAATCCAAAAAGTTTGTTGAATATGTTGCACCAACTGTTAGTCTAGACGTTGGAGGAGTTGACGATTATCAATACTCTGAAGAGGACGGGGATGATGACATTAGCGTTTCTGGAAGCCTAAACGGACTGAAGCGTGGAATAGATTACGACGACGATGACGACGACGATTATGATATAGACGATACAAGACACAAAAGAATACGCACAGACGAAACAATTGATGACAATTATAGAGAGCGAAGGTTAATTGAACTAAACAAAAAGGATGATATCAACACACATGATACTCCGCGACCTCTTCATCCACCATCTCTCGCCAACATTCGCGAAAAGTATGCAAGCCTAGAAAGTGAAAAGGACGAGGAAAAGCAAAAAGTGATTGCACAATTTAGCATGATTGCAAAAATGTACCCAAATGCAAAAATACCACACGTTACCATGTCAACAGATCTTGCGTTTATGAAAAATGAATACGAAACAATCATACGTAATCTTAGAATAGACGGAAATCACCAAAAATACAAGCAAATGTTGACTATTGGATTCTATGTCGTCGAGTATTGTCTAGGAAAATTTTTCAAACTAAAAATGGGTGGCTTTGCAAATGAGCAAATAAGAAACATGGATAGATATGATAGACTACTCATCGAAATCGGACACAAAAATTATATTCCAAATGCACCAGAACGATTCCCAGTCGAGGTTAGGCTTCTTGGTATGGTTTTGATTCAGACAGTATTCTTTTTGGTTGTAAAACAAGTTTCATTTGGTGCAAAAGACGCTACAGCTGCTGGCGGTTTGTTTGGGTTTGTAAGTTCATTAATGAATCCATCTTCGTCTACAAAGATGGATTCTGACATGCCTCACGAAACAAATACCCAAACAGAAACAACATCATCTACCACAGAACAAAAATCAAAGATGAGCGGGCCAAAACCAAATGTAGAATAAACATGGACCCAGTCATCAAAACAGAATCAAACGGCGAAACTCAACAATCAAATGTCGAGACCTCAACGCAAAAAGACATTGGTATATTCTTTGAGCCTCCCAATGTCTTTAGAGACAAGAATTATTTGGAATAATTTTTTTTGAAATTTTGTTTTCAAAAACGCACACACTTTTTATTCAAACGTATTAGTATACTCGCAACTTTTTTTTATCAGTTTCAAAACATCATCCGACAATCCGCTAGAATATTCGACAACCTTGTCATTTTCCATAAAAAACAAGACATTTGAACAGTGATCGCATGCAAATTTAATGTTTAGATATTGTACCCAAGTTTCGTCGCAACAATCATGAATATCTACACATAGACATCCTTTTCTGATTAGACTATCATCGTCTAGATTGTTAAAAGATTCCCTCAATGTATTGGATACTTTATCAACAAAATTGTCAAGGGTTTTAGATAGATATGTAAGATTATTGTCAACCAAAAACTTTTGAGAAGCTTGATTAGTCTTTGATTCTTCAAAAAGGTGTTTACAATCACCAAAAAAATAAAACATCAAAAGTTTATTTGCTGAGCTCATTATGATTTTTTGATATGACAAGTTGATTTGAAATGTTTAAATATAACCTGACGAAACAAAAAACCCAATTTGAAAAACCCTGCTCTCCAGAATCAAAAGTCAAAATATTGTGGGGCCACTAAATTCAATCGTTGGACTTCAACTTTGCCTGAGGTGTAAAATTTTTTGTCTGAATTATAAATGACGATAATAAATGGGAAACATAAATAGAATAGAAGGACGTAATAGATTATCTGAACGCAGATTAGATAATAATCGTATCAATTTCAGACGGTTTCCTACACGTCGATCATTTCCACGCGCGGACAATAGATCTAGGAGATTGACAAGCTTTCAATCTCAAAGAACAACAGCTGTAGAAGAGATTGGTGATTACGTAGACGACAATGAACAAGATCTAGGTGACCTAGAGGAAATAATACCAACGCTATACTCTTCAATTTTGCCAGAAAGTGAAGAAGAGTCTTTGGATCTTAGAAATGGTATACCAACTCTTTCACCTAGTACAGTAGTTTACTCTGAAAATGAGCAAGATGATCCTATAATATATTTTCCATTTTCAAATCAGAATGACGACGAAAACGAACTAGAAGGCTTGCCAATCATAAATTTTGATGATTCTAGAATTTCAAACTCTCTTCGCGAATTTTTGAGAAACCAAGAAAATACAGACTTTGATTCACTGAGGGAACAATTCCAAGATGGTATAGAAGAAAATAACAACAAAAGGCAGACAAGAATCGACTACAATCTACCAGTTGATTTTATAAAACAAGAGCCCAGGGAGCCCATAGAACGAAACCAATCATGGTATACGACAGACGACAAGGCATGCAACATTTGTTTAAACGACAACTTTGAAGACGAAATAATTACATATACTAGATGCGGCCACAACATTTGCAACACGTGTATGGTGTCACTTAGAGAAAAAACAAACAACTGCCCTACATGTCGAAAGGCATTTTTATATGGTGACATGTAGTATAGTAATTTTATCACATCGGGAAAAAATTACATTTATATCATAATAAATGGGAAACGTAAACAGAAGACAGGGTCGAAATCGGCTAGCAGCTTCATCACCAAACGCGTCGTCAGGAAATAGAACTGTACAAGTAAGACGTCGTTTAAATGCCAGACAACAAATTGATATGGAACCCGAACTGGATTTGTATGATCAACCTATTGTTGATCCGGAAGAACTCGAAGAACTCGAAGAACTCGAAGAACTCGAAGAGCCTTTAGGGGAAGTAGACCCAATTGTGGGAACAAGTAACATTAACTTGGCAGCAGATTTGATTCATTTGGGTTATACGGATGCTTATAATCAATCATTTCCTCGTAGACCACCACCCAGCAGAATCACAGACATTTCACCGAGATTGGAAGCCCTTTTTGTTTCTCGCTGGGAAGCAGAAAGAGACGCGGACAGAGCTTACTGGAAACTAACTGTTGACAGAATGAGACAAGATCTAGTTCTTGCGGGAAATATTGAAGGATATCGTAATTCATTTCCTCCAGGAAGTCAGAACCGTCAGGTGCCAGATGAGCAGATGGAAACTTATAGAACTGAAATAGCCCAATACCGCACAGCTATGGGAGATTTCGTAGCATTTGAAGAACCAGAGCTTGAAATAAATCCAGATTATGAACCAATAAATCGTAAAACGATGGTCGACTACAATCTACCAGTTGATTTTATAAAACAAGAGCCCAGGGAGCCCATAGAACGAAACCAATCATGGTATACGACAGACGACAAGGCATGCAACATTTGTTTAAACGACAACTTTGAAGACGA